ATTTTTACCGCACGGTGGCGGTAATTCATGGTTCAGCGGAACTATGGGTTTTACAAATGTTTCAGGATTAGCAGTAACAGTTGATCCTATTGCATACCGTGAAGGTGGATTCAATACAAACATGCACTACCTACCAGGTCAGGCAAGTTTTCAACCACTGCAGTTTACAAGAGGTCAGACGCTTGGCGGTAGTGCCAACGCTAACTGGATGAAAAAGCTTTTTATTGCAGTACAAGGAAACGGCGGAGGAACAGTCGGTACTGAGTTCCGTGCAAATATTGACATCCACGTGCTAAGTCATCCTAACCCAAAAGGCACAGCAGGTAGTAACTCCGCTAATGCAGTAGATGCATACACACTACATCGTTCAATGAGTTTCCGAGTATACAACGCCTGGATTACAAGCCTTGTATACGGTGACTTGTCAGCAGGCGGAAATGGTCTTATGGTTGAAGGTATGTCAGTAGTCCACGAAGGCTTTGATGTAACCTACACCACTAACTACACTGATCAGCCAGCAGCATTAATTGACGCTTAATTAAACTAAACAAAAGGAATATAAAATGGAAAACGATTTCAGAATAAACGCAGCAGATAGCCCACAATTAGTAAATCAACTAATTGAACAAGCATTTTCTACTCCTGATGAAGGAGGAGAATCTCTAGCAGTTGCTCAAGAAGCATTAGCTATGGAGATTCTCCTCCCTTCTGATACTCACGTAGATTTGCTTGCTGGGATCCATGATCCCTTTACCGGGGAGCATATTTCTACTGCGGAAATCCGTGAATTAAATGGAGTAGACGAAGAAGCGCTAGCAAAAATAAAAGACTACGGAAAAAGCCTTCTAGCTATTCTTAGTCGCGGTGTAGTAAAAATCGGTGAAGAAAAAGTCTCTAAAGAACTTTTAGATCTTCTTCTTGCAGGAGACCGTGAATACCTAATCTTAAAGATTAGAATTGCGACTCTTGGTAAAGAAGTATCCCTTCCGGGTAATTGTCCTTTTTGCAAAACGGAGCAGGATTTTAAACTAGATCTAGAAGAAGATGTAAAACTAAATAAAATAAGTGACTCATCAGACCTGTACTTTACGGTAAAGGGTAAAGCCGGAGATATTAAAGTAACTCTTCCTACCGGCAGCACACAGAAAAAACTGGTAGATTCCTCAAATAAAACGGCTCCTGAAATGGACTCAATTCTTTTGAGCGACTGTGTTATAGAAATTGGTGGACTACCAGTTATGGACTCTAATCAGACTCGTAACTTAAGTATTCATGATCGACGACTCGTATTGAAAGAACTCTCCGAAAGGAACCCAGGCCCTGATTTAGAAAGTCTTAAAAAGGCCTGTGTATCTTGCGGACAGGAGGTACCGATTCCGCTTGCCTTGGCGGATCTCTTTCGCATATAACAGAGATCAATTTTATATATTTATAACTACAGCTTATGAATATATAAGTAAGGCGTACCCCGGATGGTCGCTGTCTGACATAAAGGGGATGACAAATAGAGAAAGGCTAATGTGGTTCAAACGAGCCCAGCAGCTTTTAAACTTATAGGAGATTTTGATGCCTAGTAGCGCACATAATTTAGGTGAAGGACTGACGGGCGGCAATAAAGCTGCTCAAGGGTTTGATGCCGCTGCAGCTGCCGCAACAGGTCTTGACAATGTCTTAAAGAACATAGATAAATCCCTAAATAATATTTTGGGAAATCTTAATAAGATGTCTGGTTCCATGAAAGGCATGGGAGCTAGTCTTGGTGGAGGACTTGGTGGCAGCACCCAGTCCTCCTTTTCTGCAGATCTTAATCAAGGCATAGCTGCAGTACAAACAAAATTAGACGCTGCGTTTAATATCCCCAAAACAGGCATGGATTATGCCCTTACTGGAGCTAGATATGCAGCAATAGCAGGCACTGCTGCTATGGGCTTAATGCCTAATACTACTGATGCGGTAACCCAAAGACTTAGTGCAGAAGCTGTAGGATCTATGTCGGGTCTAGATCCTCTTAAACTCATTTCTTCAAGTAATGCTTTATTAGCCGGGGGAATGACTGGTCCTCAATCTGGGTCTGCGTCTACTGCTATTTTGTCTAGTACAGGTATTTTGCCTACCATGGGTTCTTACCAAAACATTATGAAACAAGTTGGCGGTTTAAGCGTCATGACTGGTATGAGTAATGAGCAAGCCGCTGCTGGTTTTGGTGGCATTAATGGTATGAATTTCTTAAGAATGGGTATACGTCCTCGTAACCCAGACGGTAGTTTAAGAGATCCTAATGAACTTGCTAATGATCTTTACCACAGGATGTATGGTAATAGAAAAATTACTCAAGAACAGGCTGCACAGGTATTTAATCCTTATAGCCGTGCGCATCAAGACATAATGCAAGCTGCTGGTGGAGACGCTTCTTTATTTCAATCTTTAGCAACTATGACTATATATCAAGCTAAAAATGGTGGTAAACAGTTAGATATGAGCTCACAGAATGTTAAAGATAACATTCTTAATCTCAGAGGCGATTCTCCTACCCGTGCTTTATTTAACTACCAAGGTAGTCAAGCAAAAAATCTTGAAGCTACTGGAGCAGGTCTTGTACAAGGCTACGATACGGCTTTAAATACTACAGCTGCAACAACTAATTTATTTGCATCAATTGCAAAATTTGCAGGACCTATTGCTACAGGCCTTGAAAGACTTAAAGGTATTTTAGATATCTTGCCACAAGCTGGAAATACCGGAGCAATGCTTACATCTGTTGGTGCTATGTTAGGCGGAAGAATAGGCTCCAATATTAGTACTCGCCTGGAATCAAGCGGAATTAATAGCGTGCTTAATGCTCTGGGCAATGGCACTGATGCAATGTCTTCTGCACTATCTCAAGGAACTGACTCAGTTATTGGGTTTAATAGTCTTTCTCAAACTATGCCTACAGGTGCCCCAACTATGCTGGGCAGAAATGCAATGTCTTACAGTGATTTCATACAAGCTACTGGTGGAGACCCTGTACCGCCAGAAGCCGGAGGAAATGAGCCTGTATCACCAGAAGCTGCTAAAAAAATTCTTGAAAAGTTTAAAAACGGCGAAGAACTGTCCGGTGATGGATCTTTTAGTTTTAGTAGCTTACTTTCTAAAGGCGGAAGATCTGAACTAAGAGCTAGTCTTGGTCTTGGTGAAGAAGCAACTACTGGGGCACTACTTAGAGGTGGGCTAAAAAGTATGGGCTCCAAAATGTTTGGATCTCCTACTGGAGCTTTAATGGGCGCTCAATTAGTAAATACGGCCAGTAACTGGGCCATACCTAAACTACAGCAATTTGGGAAAAAGCATTTTTCTAAAACCGTTAATAAAGTGGGAACTATTGCCGCAAGAACAGGTCAATGGGCTGCTACTGGAGCTCTTGTAGGATCTGCAATTCCGGTATTTGGTACTGCAGTTGGAGCTATTCTTGGAACTGCTTATGGCGCATATCGTGGTTGGCAAGACTCTAAGCAGTTTGATACCGCTGCAGATGGCGAACAAGATCCAAACACTGGAGGTGATGGGGGATACAACAGAGATACTTGGGCTACTTCATTATTAAAGAGACTTAGTATTACGAAAACAAATGATAATCATAAAGCTATTGTTAACTGGGAAACCAAAGAAGGTGGGCATTGGGATAACATTGATAAATATAATCCTTTAAATACCACTCAACATATGCCTGGATCTCATGGCACTAACAATGCGGGAGTTCAGACCTACACAAGTTGGGAACAGGGACTTGATGCAACTGTTAAAACTTTTGGGTATACAGGCGTTGGATATGAAAAAATCCTTAAGTCCTTAAAAACAGGAACAGCTGATGATATTTATCAATCAGTTGTAGATTCTAAATGGGGAACTCAAGAATTGATGGGTCACAAACATAATCAACAATACCATGGACCTAATAATTCAGGTACATCAACGGATCCTAAAAAAGATAAAGACCATATTGGTAAAAGATACCGCCCTACCGGCGGTCCTATTACAGCTCATTATGGCCAAAAACCTAAAAACAATACTTATTGGCAAATGAAAGGTTACCACACTGGAACTGATTTTGGTGTTCCTAAAGGTACTGAAGTTTATGCGTTTACTGATGGTAAAGTACTGCAAGCAGGTACTGATTGGGATGGTAAAGATTACGGTACAGCACTTCTTATTGATCATAATGGTTATCAAAGTTTTTATGCTCACCTTGACAGCACTAAAGTTTCTGTAGGAGATAAGGTATCGGCCGGTCAAGTAGTTGCTCTTTCAGGACAATCCGGCACCGGAGCTAAAAAAGGACCGCACCTTCATTTTGAAATTAGAAAAGGCACAGATAATCCAGTTAATCCTTCTAAATGGTTAAAGGGTTTAGTACCCGCTAGTGCAATAATTGCAGGGTCTGAAGCAGGGTCTGAAAACGGTATTGTTGATAATATCACTAAAAAAGCAGAAAGCATTTTTAATCCTTTCTTTAACCTTATATCTAATGCAGCAGGCTCTATGTTTGGACTTGTTAAGTCTATATTTGATAGTGGAGGCGGTCGCCCTGAAACTCCTGGTGACCACTTTGCTAAAGACAGCACGGCTTTAGCAGGCGGTGTTGGAAGCATATTTTCTTCGGATGCTACTGGATTTACATCTGTAAATAACTACGGCCTTAATCAAATATCTAGCGGTCTTGCTGGAAATACTGTTGATCCAATGACTTCTTCATCTGGATTTGGTGGGGATACAGCCCCAGATTCTGGAGTCGCCTCGCATACAAATACCCATACAAGTCATAACCACAATGTAACTATTAATATGAATGTAACAGTTACCCAGGGAAATACTCAAGATGCTGTGCGATTAGCTAAAGATATACGCACTATATTAGAAAAAGATTTGCGTGTTAATCGTTTAGGAGAGTTTTAATAGTGGGTACTGTAAACATACCTAAAATAGATGCTCAACCCGATAAAACTTGGGTTGGTCGGCATGTAGACATAAACGGTCATTTTATTGCAAACCAAAAAGGCGGGTATATTGTTGTAAGTGTTATTCCCAGTAGACATACTCTTGTTCATGCAGGACGTAGTAGTCACTATAAATGGACTAATGCATCTTTAACTATAAAGTTACGTAACGGTCATACAAAAATAATTACTGTTCCTCATACCCCTAATGGGGACCCTAACGTAAAATCATGGATAAATGCCCTTAAAAGAAAAAAACGCAAACAGCAACACACTGATAGTGGGACTACTGAAAGCAACCCAATTATTAGCATAACGGACGTTGTAAACGGCAAAATAGGAAAGTTTAATCCCCCACCTCATAATAGTAGTAGACCCACGTCTCCTCTGATGTTTCCATCTTATCTTGGGGGACATGCCTCAAAAATTAGTGAAACTAATTCAAGAATCGCAAATGCTGAAAAATTTAACAATAGAGGCTTTATTTATGAAGATATAGATAGCGCACAAGATGTGGATCATAAACCAAAAGCTAGAAAAAATTTGTGGGGATTTGAATTTATGTACAATCCCACCACTATTTCGCACACTCTTTCTCTTAGCCCTAATACTGATTATACAAACCCGTTAGATGTTGCCAATCAACTTACGGGCAGCCAAATGTTTAGTATAACAATTCTTCTTAATAGAGTTACCGATATGTCTGCATTGCATAAAGCAACTAAAGCTGGAACATCTCAAGGTTATCCTAGAGCTTTAACTACTGCAGAAATAAAGGGAATACAAACCCGTGGAACAGAATATGACTTAGAGTTTCTGTATAGAGTTGTAAATGGAGACCCTACAGAAGTTCCAGGAAAAACATCGGCCAGTTCTGATTATGGGTTTATTAGTGGTATTCCAATTTGGATAAGACTAAATAATCAAATGAGATATAAAGGACTTATTGCAGGCATAAGCGTTACGCACACCATGTTCACTCCTGGCATGGTCCCTATTATGTCTGAAGTTTCTTTGCAATTTTTAAGAATTCCAGTATTAAGTTACGGGGATAATGGCGGTGCTATCAGCGATCGGTACACTACCCATAATGGTAAAACTAGTCGTATACCTAAATACGGCGGTAGTGACACTCCAACGAGTGGAGGATAATTAAAAATGGCCACAATAGACGCACCAACAAATTTTAAAGCGGATGCAGGAAATAAAGTTGTATGGTTAACTTGGAGTGACGTAATAGGTGCGGAAAAGTATAAAATTTATCGTAATAACAAATTGTTAGTAGAGATAACCGTGTTAGATAATTACTTAGATAACCGAGTAACTAACGGAAAAACTTATGAATACATCATAAAAGCTTCTAATACTACCGGGGACTCTGTTGCAAGCAGTAAAGTCACTGCTACCCCTACTACTAAGAAAAAGGGCATTGAGTTACCTCCTCACGACCTAGTATTCCCAATTTCTACTTTTAAAGAAAAGTATAAACAGGGGTACATCTATTTTAAAATTTTTACGGTGCCTGGAAAATACTATCAATCAATTAAATTTTCAAAAAAAGGCCAATCTGGATGGTGGGTAATGACTGGAACGTTTTCAAACATAACCTCAAGAATTAAATATAGTGGAGGTTATGCTTATAGTGGCGGAATTGGAATTAGAGATGTTCATGGTGGAATGTTACAAGTTTTAGACCCAGAGTTACATTATGATAATACTTTAGAAACTTGGGTATTAAGTACGGGGCAAAACGCAAAGAACAGAGATCCATTTGATCCAAACCATAAAACGTATGCAAACATACCTAGTGCAAGAGTAATTACAATCCATCCTTTTGATATAAGCGGGGGCAGTGTAAGTACATATGACCCTAATAATCAACCTGGTGCTCCAACACCAAAGCCAATTGTAAATTCAGGCCTTATAAAAAATAGAAATGTTATTATTACTATAAATGATGTTGTAAAAAGTAAGTATGGAAAATTTAATCCTCCGCCCCATAATAGTAGTAGGTCTACTTCTCCCCTTCTTTACCCTTCTAATCTTGGTGGCCATCACTCAAAGATTGATCAAACTAATTCAAGAATCGCAAATGCTGAAAAGTTTAATAATAGAGGTTTTATTTACCAAGATTTAGACAGTGCCTATGGAGACAATGGGAAGCCAAAAGCTAAAAAAAATCTTTGGGGATTTGAATTTATGTACAATCCAACAAGCATTACAAGCACTGATCAAGCTAATACTGCAATTGACTACACGCTTCAAGATGCAAGTTTTGCTAATTTATTGACGGGTAGCCAAAGTTTTACTATTAGTATTCTTCTTAATAGGGTGGGGGACATGGCCGCTTTACATAAAGTAACTCAAGCTGGAACATCTCAAGGTTATCCACGGCCTTTGACGGCTGCAGAAATAAAGGGAATACAAACCCGTGGAACAGAATATGATCTTGAATTTTTATACAGAGTTATGAACGGGGAGCCCGCAACTACTCCGTCTATGGATATGAAAAGTTCGGATTTTGGATTTATTAGCGGATTACCTATTTGGATTAGACTAAGTAATGAGATGAATTACAAAGGTGTAATTGCTGCTTTAAATGTTACTCATGCAATGTTTACTCCAAGTATGGTGCCAATGATGACCCAAGTTCAGATAACCTTTAATAGAATTCCTGTAATGGGATTTGGTGACAATAGTAAAGCAATTAAAAAACGGTTTACAAATTCTGATGGTAAGTCTAGAGTTCCTAGCTATACCAAATCAACTCCGACAACTACTTAAGGACGTGACTATTAAAAATGATTTTTAATAACTCAAGATACCAAATTGGTTTAGTAGGTCAAGTTAATGACATTCACTCTACTGAAGCTACAACTTATGTGCTTAGAGACTTTAGTTCCGTTTCTACTCCAGACAAATATTTTTTATATAGAATAACTGAGGCAGATAGACTAGACACTATTGCTACTAATTTTTTAGGTGATCCAAATGCTTGGCATAAGATTATGGATATCAACCCTGATTTTTTAGATCCCTTTAATATTCCCATTGGTTCAGTGATTAGAGTTCCAGATGTCAGCATCTATTGAAAGACAAATTAATTGGGACTACGTATTCCCTCAAACCCCTGATTTTTATATGCCAGTTTTATCGGCAGAGCTTGTTCAAAAACAAGGGGCACATGATGTTTTAATTCTTAGGTTTAAAGGTGCTTTACAAAGACACTCAGGTAGTCCTATAAAAACTGGAGAACCTATACAATTTACTTGGAAAAGCGGAGTTAATAGCTGCACATTTGTAGGGTTTGTACATACCATAGAAAAGAATACAACTGCAGGTAATACATTTACTAAAATAATTTGTGTTAATAACTCAGAAATGTTAAAAAAATCTGGTAAAAGAATCTTTAAAAATGTTACAGCTGATCAGGTTGCTGCCTCAATTGCTAAAGAAAATGATCTTAGTTGTGATACCTCACGACATCCGTACGAGCATAAGCATATAGCTCAAGCAGGTCAGTCTTATTGGCAATTGCTAAGAAGACTATCAAAATCAACAGGTTATGCATTACGGGCAGAAAATACAGACCTTATATTTAAAAATCCTGATAAAATTATTGCAGAAAAAATAGCAACTGCCCCTGTATTTGTGCATAATGATCTTGGTCCTCCCGGCCTTATAGCAAACCAAACTTTAATAAGTTTTACAGCTTTAGACTCTAAAAACTCTGCGGAAGTTGACCAGGGAGATTTAGGTATTTCTGTTTCTGGAACAGACGGAACTACCTACACTTTTGAAACTTCTAGAAAAATTGATAATGGATATAGCTTTGGGGACACTATTACTACGTCTAATACTTGGCAAGAAACCTATGGAATTGTGCCCGACACTACAATAGATGGATTAGGTGGATAAAATGGATGAAAAAAATTTAACACTAGTTCACGAAGTTATTGATAATACCTTAAACGCCGAACTTCTTGCTGAAGCCCAAAGTAGTGTATCTAGATACAAATATGTAGGTAATGCTTTATTGGCCGGATATGCTCCGTTACGACCGTACGACCCTGTATATTTATATGGATTAACAGATGGCATGTCGGGAGTATGGATTGTTATATCTGTTACCCATTCTTTTGGAAAAGATTTATCTTACGCAATGAGGGCTGTTTTAGGGTCAAATGACATGCTTTTACAAATCCAGCCAGAACAAATAGTAGATTTAGATTTGACCACGCCGGCAAAACAAATTCCAATATTTCATGAAACAGATACTTTATTAACTGTTAAACCACCTAGATCTAATACCTATACTTTGCAAGTATTGAACTACCCAAGCCTTATGGGAGAAACCACATACAATACGGACTACTACAATCCTGTTAAAAACTATATAGAAAGCATAGATGGTTCGGCCCCAAGTATTGAAAAATTTAATACTTCAGATGTTGCTACGCCAAGGCTTAATGAATTACGCCCTACAATTAAATGGATTAAAAATACAAAATGAGCTATAACGAATACATAAATTACTCTCTTGACCCTACTGGTAGGCCAAGGTTTTACGGAATATACCGCGGAATTGTAACTAATAATGTTGACTCTTCAGGAGAAAATAAACTTTCTATTATGGTTCCACAAGTTATTGGCGGACAAACTTTTGATAATGTTCCTGCATGTATTCCACCTACAAATACATTTATTCAACCTCAAATTGGAAGTCAAATTTGGGTAATGTTTGAAGCTGGAGACTCTGAATACCCAGTATGGTTAGGAACCTCTACTCAACCAACAGGAATTAGTATTGGGCATTATGGGTCTTTTCTTTCTAATACTACTCAAACTAGCACAACTGGGGCAACCGCAATTACTTTTGATACAACAGTGGCGTCCAGTAATGTTACTTTATCAAGCGGATCTAGAATTAATTTTACTACTACAGGTACGTACAATATTCAATTTGCTGGTCAAATTCACCAAACCGCAAATGGCAGCCCAGCTATTAATATCTGGATGAAAAAAAATGGAGTAGATATTCCTGATACTACTTGGCAGTATGACCTTAGTAATCAAATGCATTTTTCTGTTCCGGCATTTAACTACATAGCTAATTTTTCTGCAGGGGATTATATTGAGTTTTACTGGACCTCAACATCCACTGTTTATTTAAACGCATTCCCAGCTGGTACTGCCCCTGTTTACCCAATAACTCCGGCAGTAGTAGTTAATGTACAGCAGGTGTAAATACAAATAACTATGTATAATTATAGATTAGAGAACTAGGAGCTAATATATGAGTGTTACCATAAGTTACCCATTTACTTTGGATCCTTTGGGCCGAATAGTAACCACATCAGATGCTAATAAAATTTATTTAGACAAGGTTATGATTCTTTTATCTACTGCCGTTGGGCAACGCCCAATGAACCCACTGTATGGTACAGATATTTTTAGAGCACTATACGAGTGTGGGGGAGATTACAACCAGGCTTTAATTGAAGTAATTCAACGAGCTATGGCTACCCATCTTCCTATGATTTCTGTTGAAGAAATTGAGATTACTGATCCTGATGATTCCGGGATATCTTTAGTAAATATCTCTTTTGGATTTCCTGATGGAACCACAGAAAAAGTTAGTTTAAATAGTTCTTACCTAAATCCAGACGGTACTAAAATAGGAGATATAGTTTAATGCCAGCACAAGTTGATTATACTTCAAGAGACTATAATGCAATCCGTTACGACTTAATTCAAGTAGTAAAGAATCGCATTCCAACTTGGGTAGAAGACCAGTACTCTACTTCTGATTTTACTTTGGCATTAGTAGAAGCATTTTCATATTTAGGAGATTTAGTATCCTATTATGTAGACCGTGCAGTAAATGAAGCTACGATAGCAACAGCTACACAGTTATCTACTCTTCTTAATTTTGCTGAACTAGCGGGGTACAAACCTTCAGGTCCTACACCAGGATTTACTAGTTTAACGTTTAAAAATACATCCGCTTACCCGTTAGATCTTCCTGTTGGAACGCAAGCAACTGCAATACTAAAGGGCGGAGATTTTACTCAGGCTTGGTATGAAACTACGCAAGCAATTTCTAATTTAGCTCCAGGAGCTTCAGCAACAGTTATTGCTATTGAAGGTAAGACTAGCTCTGGCGGCCTAGATTCAAATAACAATGTACTTCCAAAATCTCTTGGTACTGCTTCTGGTTTGGCATATCAAACATTTGTAATACCAGATCAAGGGGTTGTGGATGGATCAATTGATGTTTACGTTGGGCAAGCCAGTTCATTTAGCAAGTGGACTTATATTTGGAACCTAGTAGAGGCAGGACCAGATGATCAAGTATTCTCTACTAAATTTAATTCTGATGGAACCACTTCTATTTTGTTTGGAGATGGGGTAAATGGAGCCGTGCCTGGCGCATCAAACTCAGTGTCAGTAACATATCGATACAGTATTGGTGCCGCAGGAAATATAGATGCCAATCAAGTTAGTACCCTCTCTTACATTCCGGGAATTGGTCTTAATCCCCCTAGCACAATAGCTACTGTTACTAACGGTACAGCCGTTTATGGTGGAAATGATGGAGCTAATTTAGCACTTATTAGAAAAAATATTGGTAAAGCATTAGCTTCTCGAGGCCGTGCAACTAGCCTTGTTGACTATGAAAACCTAGCTTTTATGGTTCCAGGGGTGGGTGCAGTTAATGCAACTGCTGCTGTTTATAGCTCTGTAATTCTTTATGTTCAGCCTCTTAATGACTACACTACAACACCTGGGCTAGTAAGTGGAGTAACAACAGCCAACTGGAATTCATTAGCTAATTCAGTAGGGCTTTTTTTATCCGATAGAATTCCGGCAAACTCTACAGTAACTGTTCTTCCACCTTCGTATGTAGATATAGATTTAACCGTAAGTGTTACAACAGGGTCTGCATACAAGCAAAGAGATATTCAGATTGCGGTTGCTAAAGCATTGATTGATATTAATGAAGGTATCTTTACGTATAATCAATATAGCTTTGGGGATACTGTATCTCTTTCTTCTGTAATTTCAACTATTATGGGAGTAGATGGAATACTTCAAGTAGATGTAAGTAAGTTATGCAAGCATGGTGGTTCCGGAGCTGCAAACGTTACAATGGGCCCTGGCGAAATTCCTATCCTTCAAAGCAGTAATCTTACAATTACTGTCATTGGAGGCATAGCTTAGCCTCTGTTTAATGGGATTTATTCCTAATAATCAGAGAGTATATGTAGGAGGGTCTTAACGTTAGTATGGAGATACACAAATGGCTGCAGATTACCCCAGTCTAGTAACTAGTTTTACAGCTAAAGTTGATCTAACTGATACAATTTTTGCGTCTCATATAAACAAACTTCAGGATGAAGTATTAGCTATAGAGACAACTCTTACGGCAAATATACTTACTAGCACCTATGACGGTACTGCACATTCTTTTCCAACTACGTCCTGGACTAGTGCAAATGCTCGTCTTAACAATATTGAACGTGGTTTGTTAAATGGCGTAATTGGTGCACCGTATGTTAGAAAAGATTTGTCTAACGTTATTAACGTAGCTTCTGGCGTCCCCCTAAATGTTAAGCAATACTCCGGTAACTCCTCAAACTTGCTTGAATCTAGAGATTCTTCTAACAACCTTAACTTTAATTTAAATAGTACTGGCCTTCCCTACGTATCCACATATGACGTTCTTTACTCTGGTCCTGGAAGCACTTCGTATCAAGCATTACTTACAAGTATTCAAGCTAATACTGATGCAATTAATAATGCTGTAAGCCCTTTACTTCTTGTTGGGATGTAACATGGATCTTAGTTTTGCAGCCAATGTGGCACAATTATTTTCTGTAATTTCGGCCATAATAGCCTCAGCTTACGGGATTTGGCGCCGTTTAGAAAAAAAACAGAGTCAATTTGAGATCACTCAAATACGAATATCAGATAAACTTGATTTTGTTACAGCGCAATTTGGACCTAATGGTGGGGGATTGCGGCAAGCAGTTAATGAACTTACTGATAAGCTATCTATAATGGAAGAGCGCCAAATAGATATTGGAGAAAGACTAGCCAAACTTGATGGCGAATTTGGACAGCACATTCTAGAAAACAAAACAGACAAATAAACCTATCGGAGTAAATAATGGGTAAGTACGGATTTGGCGTATATGGCGTTAATAGGTACGGAGAAGTAGCGTCTAATACTGTTAGTTACAACTCAAATATCTACGCTACACAGATTGACTATAAAACAGTAACTTTATTTTGGGATGCCATTGTTGTCCCTTCAACTGATGTAACGCCAACTCATTGGAAAATAGTAAAAACTCCTGGTGGTAGTCCAGACCACCCTAATGATGGCATCTCCGTAATTGGCGGAACTTTTCCTGTATCTACCTTTACCGTTACTAATGTAGAGTCTTACTATCCTGCAGGCACAGAAATGCACTATTCTTTCTGGGTATTTAATGGAGTTGATTGGCTATATTGTGGCGATACTTCAGCAATAGTAGTTACCGATACTAAAAATACAACTCTTCAAATAGCAAGAATGCTTCCGGGAGTTTGGACTAATAGTGTTGGTACTTTTGGTGGCGCACTTAGTGAGCCAGACCAGTATAAACCCAACAGTACTACTCAGACAGATTTATACAATTTTTTAAATGCATTTGGATATTACTATGATTATTTAAGACAAGACGTTACTAATGTAAGTAACTTTAGTGATCATAGGTTTTATCCTAGTGCAATGTTAGTAACTAACTTAGAAAATCTTGGGTTTAAATATGAACCTACATTGGGGGACAACTACCATCGTACTCTGTACCGTTCTGCACAGATTGTTAATACGTTTAAAGGATCACGTGCGGGAGTAAGAACCTACGTAACGGCTTTAACTCATTTTGAAAACTCTGTGACTTTAGGAAATAATTTATTACTTGATTATAATCAAGCCTCATTTGAAGAGACGGTAACCGGTTGGAGAGTATATCAATCTATTACCCCAGAAATTTCTTCAAAAACAATTACTAATACTCAAGTTGTAGCTGGCGTAGCTACCGTTACTACAAGCACAGCTCATGGGTATGTTGCAGGAAACCCAGTTACAATAAACGCTACAAACAGCTCTGATGTATATAACGGTACGTGGATAATTGCTTCTGCACCAACTACAACTACCTTTACCTACGCTGTTTCTACAACAACTTTAGCTAGTGCTGCTAATTCTGGAACCGTTATTTTTGATCAGATAAGCGCTAGAAAATTTGCAAATTCAGCTGCAGAATTGGGATCGGCTTTGTCATCCCCTAAAGACTCTAGCCTTACTGTAGCTAGCGTTGCCCTTATAGATACTTTATATCCTCCAAGAAATGCTGGATATGGACTAATTGCAAGCGTTGGTACAACCGACATAACAGTAACAAGCTATGTTGCGGGCAACCCTCAATATGTGGTTCCTATTGGAGAAACACGCTCTTATCAATTTTTTGGGTATGCCCGTAAAGCTTCTACTAACACTTCCACAACTTCAAATATAAAAGCCGGAATAATGTGGTTAGATCGATCAGGCAATCAAATTGGCACAACAACTTATGGTACAGCCGTAACGTTATCAACATCTTGGCAGTACTTTGAATCTTCTGATGTTGACACAGCAATTTCTGCCCCGTTAGGTGCGGTGTTTGCTGCGGTATCTATTGTTATTAATGCCCCTGCCATAAATGATAGATTCTTCTTAGATTTTCTTAGTTTTAATGAATATCCTGGTCAGTATAGTGATGAGACTTTTGGTGCGGGACAGGCTATTTACGAAGATGCTAGGTCTATTAAGATTAATCTTAGTGGAGTAAGAACTAACTATTTACCAAACCCAAGCTTTGAAGATTCAAAAGGCGGAAGTCTTGGTGGTTGGTCACCTTACACCGGAGCTATTGCACTAAATACTAGTAATTATTTAGTTGGAACAACTTCTTGTAAATATACTTCAACTAATAGTGTTGTTGCTAATCAATTGGGAGCACTTCGTACAGATTGGTTGACTTTAGACCCGGATACAGTTTATACATTTAGCGCTTATGTAAAAGGACCTTCAAGTTCTTTTAAAGCTTTTGCAGGCGTTGAATTTGTAGCCCCGTATTACGAAAAAGATCAAGACACTAAATCATACGATACTGTACAAAATACAGCTTTTATTACTCAAAATGGTGCCACTACTAACACTGTTGGAACTAATGTTACTAGCAGAATATCTGTAAATTCAGCGTATTTTTATTCAGCATCTTTATATATATACAGCAACCTTACCTCTAGTAGAAGTGTTACCCTTGGAATGAAGTGGTTTAACTCTTCGGGAACGGCACTTTCTACAACTACTAAAACAGTTGCTGTTACTTCTACGAGTCAAAAAATAACTACTGATGTAGTTAACCCTCCTTCTGGAGCAGCTACACTTCAAGTAACTATTGATTTTACTAGTTGCAGTAGTACTGATGTCTTTTATATAAGTTCCCCAACTCTTACTACAACTGTAGGTATAGGTTCTGCCGCAGTTTCAACTTTGTCAAGCCTTAATTTAAAACTATATTCTGCAGTTAATGGAGATTCGTCTGGGAGCACTTACTCAAATCCTTATGTGATTAATTCAACGGATAATTCAGGTACTGGAGATATATATTATAATCTTCAGGACTCTACCGATACTGGGTATTACGGAGTAACTAATTCGGGAAGTTTTACCCCACTTTTAACCGATTTACAAGAATTATATTTTCTTACCTCAGGTACAAAATCTTTTAAAATTGGCGATCGTATTAAAATCTTTGATGGATACGACACTAGCAAATGGGCAGAAGCAATAGTCCATAGTAAAAATGGAGATTCTTCTGTTACTTTTCTATGCGATAAATTATCAACTGCAGGTGTAGCAATATCCCTACCAGTAATTCGTCTTGCTAACTATCAGTATAGAACTATTGGGAATAGCGTAACTTTAAGTAGCACTCAGTTTAATAGAATTTCTGTTACGTTTAGAACTCCAAACACTGTACCCGCTAGAGTTAAAGCATCAATATTTTTTCCTGCAATGACTAATGGAAATGTTTACTACATTGACGGGTGCTTACTAGAAAAAGGATCTAAATTAAAGCCATTTTTCTGGGGCAGCGGTGGAGTAAACACCACTACAACAAACCTTGTGCCGGCATTTGACCCCTACAATGATCTTTTTGCTGCAGCTGGGGACTGTCAATGGGAAAAGAAATTACGTACTAATCTTATTAATAATCCTTCCTTTGAATTATCAGGGGCTGGGTCTACCCTTGGATACACAGCTACTAATGGAGCCCTAACTTCAGTAACGTATACGGCGGCAAGTGTCCCAGCTATGTTTGGTACTTACGTTGGAAAGATTGTTAGTTCTGCGGCAAATAGCAGCATTGCTACATCTTTTAAATACCCATCAAATATGACACTTTCAGGCTCACCTACAACCGCTCCATTCCCTTATGGTGGTGAAGCAATAAGCGGGTCTGCATATGTGTATGGTCCTGCAGGAAACTACACAATCTCTTTAACAAATGGGGCCGCATCAAACACGGTAGCAGTAGCTGCTAATACTTGGACTAGACTCTGTGTAACAGGGTATGCAACAAAAGCTACCGACACAACTCCAACCGTAGGGATATCGGTTTCTTCATCAATTAGTACTGGTACTTGGTATGTAGACGGTGTTCAAGCAGAATTAAATGACAATCCTACTCCGTTTGTTGATTTAGCGGACTCCGGAACTCTTGCAATTACCCATCCTCGGGATAACACACAAAAAATCTACTCAACATTACAGTCAGCTACTGGAAGTAGTAAAAGCTACTATTGGCCTAAATTAGCAAATAAATTAAGCCGACTTACAGCTAATTTACCAGACTACACTCCTCTAGGATCTAGCTTTATTGTAAAACTTGGAGAGCTAGATTATTTTGATTTAGAAAACGTAGAGTCTTTACTTAAATCGGCCTCATTTGAAAAAAGCCTTTATGGTTGGAGCACCAGCAGCACTAACACCACAATGACTAGAGTTGTTGGTAAAGGA